GAATGGCAATTCATCCCTCACCTAAAGGAAAGGGTCTTCTTGCCGTAGTCAAAATAAAAAATCCCTATAACTTATCTTTTATTGATAGTTATAGGGATTTTTTGTGCCTAACTTATATTATAATGATATTTATACCAATCTTTTGTAGTCTTTTTCGCTCATCACAATCGGTGGCTCAATTCCTTTTTGCCTTAAGATTTGATCCACCTCATCGAATGATAATATCTTATCAACCTTCATGGCTCCGGTAATAATCCATGGAACAGTAGCCGGATTAGGATTTGTACGATATCTGTATGATCCGTTTTTAGGGATTTTTGGCAAACCGGCGTAAGAATGACGGAAATTCCCGTTTTTGGAATAACCGTAACTCATTGCTTCATCCTGATAATCCACATCATTTGAATATTCCACTTGCGCCCAAACCAAATTATCGGGCCAGACTTTTTTCCCGTTATATGTTTTCTTTTTCAAGAATTGCTCGGCATAAGGAATTTCGCCCAAATGCCATCCAGGTCTGAATGCTAAATTTCCTAAAGATCTACCTCTTGTACCTGCTCCGCCTGATGCAACTTGCGGTCTATGATCTTTTAGTGTATATCCTACAATATTTGGTGATGATGCAGGGAGCCATACTCCGATAGGTGTTTCCTGGGCATTGTCATTGGCGATAACAGGAGGATATAACTTACCATTTTTTAGATAGAAAACCTTATAACCGATACCAACATTTTTCGGAATAAAGAATTCGCCTTCCTGATATTTTTGATCTTTGGATGAAACGGCGAATCCTTGCGCCTCGGCATCTTCTGGAGATATTAGGTTGTTCTCTTCTGATAGAAGTTGTTGTACGCATTCTTTGATTATATCCTTGATTTCGGATTCTGTAACTCGAATTGATCTATTATAATAAGAGTCAAACACTTCATCAGATAAACCCATATCAATCAATACTATGTTTTCCTGACCGTTATCCGATACAACTCCATAACTGTTGATTCTGGTCAAATCCCCAATTGCCTCCAATCCTGTATTCGCCATATAGTCGTATAATCCAGAAAACCATTCCTTATCGTATGCTGCATCAAGAAAATTTCTATATTTGTTTGTTAACCAAGTATTAGCTTTCTTACCATTTCTTGCATAAGTGTTATGGGCGTCATAGACAAATGCTTGTACTTGCTCAAATGAACAACCTAATATCCTTTTGAAATCGCTTACGGTTGCTTTCCTCGCCAATTGCATTTCTATCCACCATCCGTTATCATCATAGAGATAGACCTCTGCTCCAATGCCGCATTCAATAGCATATGATCTGCATTCCTCTTGATTTTGGGCAATGCCTTTTGGATTCTTTGCCAATTTCAAGACTTTCTCATTGTCAACCTGATATACAATACGCCCGGAACCGGATGACAGTTTTTGAAGTTTTTCATCACAATATCTTTTCTTTCCGGCAAAAGTCGGAATATTATTAAATTCAACGAAATTGAATGATGCTGGATATGCAAATTCTTGCAAGCTGGTCATTTTGAACAAACTATTTTCTGTTATATAAATAGTCCTGAAATAATTAACAAAATATTTGGATGTTTTTGGATATTGTTATATATTTGCAATCGAATATTTGAATGAACTACCGTTGGATGAAATCAAAAAAAGATAAATCAATGCCGTATGGTCTGAAAAGCACAGATTTAGGCGATTTGTTGAAAATTGCATTAGAAGAAAAAGAAACAAAAAAGGAGGAATAAGTATGTCAAAAACACATCATTATCTAAAAATCGCCCCTAAATACTATAGGGATATCGAAACATTTGGCAAACGGTTTGAAGTGCGTCTTAATGATAGAGGCTTCAAAGTAGGTGATATTCTTCATCTTAACGAATATGCTGATGGAGAATATACTGGTCGAAAAATTGACTGCGATATAGTCTATATATTAGATAATCCGGATTATTGTAAGGAAGGTTATGTAATAATGCAAATAGATAATATCAAAATCTATAATTAGCAAAATTAATCTTTATGCTGAAAAAAATAAAAGCAATAGTTAAGTCTACAATACTTTGTATTAGATTTCCTTTCCTCTATCCAAGAAATCGGTTTACAAATCATCATTATAATAATTGGAAGATTATAGATTTGGAGACTGATTTATATAAGAAATATTATCATTTTGGTAATAGTGCTAATCAAAATATTTCTCAAAAGAAATATTTCTTTAAAACTGTAGGCAGATTTTGCGGTTATTGGACTTCTATATGGGCTTGTTTTGCTTATCATATTGTTAAATGGTATCATAATAATATATTGCAATTATTTCATTGTATTCCTACATATACGGAACTTGATTCAATGCCTACAGGATGGAGAAAGGCATTCGGGATTGAAATGTGCAAGAAAATTAAAAAAACAATATTAAAGAAAGGTGGTAGAAAGTTATTGCGTGATTATCGCATAATGGATATCAAGGAAAAATATGGTGAATTACGATGGTACAGCAATTGGACGTTTGACGAATTGGAAAAGGTGATAGATAAGTATGCCAATAAATCTGTCGTTACCTGTATAAAGTGCGGCGAGAAAGCGGTATGGATGACTGATTGGAAAGATTGGGCATCGCCTTATTGCGATAAATGCATTCCGGAATATGCAAGGAAAAGAGCGGAAATCATTAGTTGATGTTTTGTTGTTTGGATGCTTAGGCATTCTTTTAGGTGCATTTTTAGCAGTTATTAGCATTGCTTTTGTTTGAAAAAGAAAAGGTCTCCTTATTTTGTGGAGACCTTTTTGTATTATATGTTGATTCATTATTCTGGAATCGGTTGAATTATTTTTGCGTAATCAGACCAATTGGTAGCAGATTTATATGCATCAACCGATCCTGATGGAACATAGAACACAGATTCGTAAGAAATATCTCTAAATACTTGAGAGCCTAAAACTGGCGGTTTTGTTGGTAGTACTGTTATGCTACGCATTGAATTACAAAATCGGAATGCATTATCACTAATATTAGAAACCTTACTTGGGATTGTTATGTTGGTTAATGCAACACAAGATTCAAATGCATTATTCCCAATTTCAGTAACATTATCTGGGATTGCTATATTTGTTAATAAGTTACAAACACCAAAAGTTCTAGCCTTAATAGAAGTAATTCCATTCCCTAAATTAGCATTTGCTAATGCCTTACAATATTCAAATGCATTCTTCCCAATAGAAGTAACTGAATTTGGTATTGTTATTCCTGTCAATGAGTTACAAGAATTGAATGCGTAAACATTAATAGAGGTAACCGTATTCGGGATTGTTATGCTGGTCAATGAATTACATCTATAAAATGCCCATATACCAATAGTAGTAACAGAATCAGGAATAGTTACAGAAGTCAATGATTTCCAGTTATTAAATGCATAACCGCCTTCAAAATATTTGATTTTGAGTTGTTCATTAGGAAATATAATATTATCTGTTGATGTTGCCCCTGTCCAGCCAGCAAATGCTCCCTCCCCAATCGAAGTAACTGATTCTGGGATTGTTATACCTGTTAATGAACTACAATCCCGAAATGCACGTTCTCCAATCGAAGTGACCGAATTAGGGATTGCTATTCCTGTTAATGAGGTACAGCCTGAAAATGCTCCCTCCCCAATAGAAGTAACAGAATCTGGGATTGTTATACCTGTTAATGAACTACAATCCCGAAATGCATGATCCCCAATGGAGGTAACCTTATCCGGGATTGTTATACCTGTTAATGAACTACAATTATAAAATGTGCCATCATCAATTTCAGTAACCGAATTTGGAATAGATATATTATTCAATTTGGTACAGTCCGAAAAAGCATAATCTCCGATTCGCTTGCATTCTTTTTGTAGTTTTATTATGCCTTTGCCATTCTCATATGTATTGGATATTATTGGGATATTTTTACTACTACCATCCATGAATGGCGTGGTTGCTCCTGAATATGGTTCTACTTTATTTCCATCTGAGGAGGTATATTCAATAATATATTCTTTCTTTTTCTGCATCAGAAGTTTTCTTAGGAGGCTCATGATTTACCTCCTTCTTTATCTAAAATATTAAATATTAAGGAGTTACCCCCCCCCCACCCATGAGGATATTTAAATAATTGTGCATCATACTAAAATGAGTTTTATATCAATAAATATCGCCATTAACTATTTATTTTAAAACAATAATTTAAGATGATCAAGATTACTGATGAGATAAGAGGTTTGTTCCAGATGGCAAGGACTGCATGTGGAGGAGATGTCACGTCCACTGAATTGAGCGACAAACAATTATGCGATAACTTGGAAATGGCAATAGGTGACTATGCCCAAAAAGTACAAATGGAAATAATCGGGAATCAATACGCCGGATTACTTGGAAAAAACCTATCCAATCCAATGGAATTGGCTTACTCATTCGCGGTAAGAAGCCTTGATTTGTCAAAACAATATTCATACTGGTTCTCAAAAGAGGTGGGTTTACAACAAGAAGGTCCATGGGAATTGAAGAAAGATTTCATCAAGATAGAGCAAGGCAAACAAGTATATGTTATTCCTTCAGGAAGAACTATCAACAAAGTAATGTATGTGAATCCCCCTACCTCTGATTTGGCGATAATGACCAATTATGTGGGCAGCGGCGTGGGATTCATGCCCGGATTAGGACAAATCGGCGGCGCAGGATATGCCTACGGAGCAGGGCTTGGTGGATTTTATACCACTCAGGCTTCGGACATCGCCTATCTGGCATCAGACTACAAATTCAAGCAAAGCCTATTCGTCAGTGATTTCACATATAAGGTAACGGCAGGTCCTAACGGAACCCATTTGCTCCATCTGATGTCAACTCCAGGCAGCAAATTATCATTCGGATTTTCTGGAGTAAACAGATATGGATACGGGCTTGTGGGATGCGAGGTCTGGTACACTTATTATGATACATCAAACGGAGGTGAGGATGAATGCATAAGGGCGCATATGGATGATGTGATTCTATCGCCATATCAAGTGCCGTTGGCACAAATAGATTATGCATTTTTGAATGAACCAGCAAAAGTCACAGTAAGGCAATTATTCATCGGCAGAGTAAAACAAACATTAGGAAACATCAGAGGAAAATTCAGCGGAAAGATATCCATACCGCAAGCGGAATTAACCATGGATTACCAAATGCTTATCCAACAAGGAAAAGAAGAATACGAGCAAGCGATGCAATTCCTTAAGGAACAATTGGAAAGAATGAGACCTGTTAACATAATGAAGGAGCAAGCTGATTTGATGGAGAGCAATATGAGATTGAAAGGCTATACCCCTTTACCGATATTCAGAATGTAGAAGAGAAAAAAAGAGATCTTGAAAAATCAAGGTCTCTTTTTTCTTGATACTATTAACAAAGAATCAACTCTTTATATTCAAACTATTTATAAATTGATGCTTTAGCATTATTTTTTTGTATATAGCTAAATTATTATCATGGCAAAAAGTAAACTCACAATATTTGATAGGTTAAACAATGCCTTAATGGGATCATCCATTCCTAAAGAGATGGTAACCGACAAATATAGCAATATATCCAATCAAATATTGTTTTCCACAAAAGACAAAAATGAGTATGAGCAAAAACTTGCTCAATACCGTCAGCAAAAGCTATTATCATATCAATGGATAAAGTCAGGGCAAGACGCAGCGATGCAGAATCTCAACGGTTATACCGCAACAAGATTAATGTATCGTGACGCTGATTTGATGGATGCATGCCCTGAGATTGGCTCTGCATTAGATATCATTGCTGATGAGGTTTGCACAATAACCAGTGACGGGAAAATGTTGAGGGTAAATTCCAAATCATCAAGAATAAAATCAATTTTGGAGGATCTTTACAACAACCGGCTTATGATAAGGACATGGCTTCCGATGATTTCAAGATCCGTAGCCAAATACGGCAATGAATTCATGCTTCTTAATGTTACCAAAGAAGACGGCATTTTGGGATGGAGAGAACTTCCTGTCTATGATATGGAACGAATCGAAAGTGGTTATCCATCCGTGCATCCTTATGGGACATCATCAATCAACACAAATGAGTTAAAGCCTGATGAGATAAAATTCATATGGGCGGGTCATAATGAGGCAACACCTTACCAAAACTGGCAGATCGCCCATTTCCGAATGCTGAACGATTCATTCTTTTTACCATACGGTCAATCCATACTTCATAAGGCAAGAAGAGCATGGAGAATGTGGAGCATGATGGAGGACGCGATGTTGATTTATCGTCTTGACAAAAGCGTAGAAAGACGAGTATTCAAAATATATGTGGGAGGCATTGACGAGCAAGATGTTCAGGCTTATGTTCAAGATATCGCAAATAATTTCAAACGAACGCCAATCATTGATCCTGAGACAGGTCAGGTAGATTTAAGAAAGGCATTCCCAGCAATTGACGAGGATTATTTCATACCTACAAGGGATCCTAACGCGGCAAGCCCTATCGAGACATTGCAAAGCGCCCAGACCCAAACTTCAATGGATGATATCAATTATATGCAGAACAAAATTTTTGCTGCATTAAGAGTACCTAAAACATTCCTTAATTTTCAAGAAGCTCAAGGTAAAGGTCAAAATCTTTCATTTATTGATGTTAGATTCTCTAGAATGATAAACAGAATACAGGAATACCTTTTACTTGAATTGCAAAAGATAGGTCAAATCCATCTTTATTTATTGGGTATGAAAGATGAGATGACCAATTTCTCACTATCATTGAACAATCCATCATCACAAGTCAAAATGGCTGAACTCGATGATACCGTGAAAAGACTCGGCGCATTACAAACGGCATTAGCAGATCCTGGTATAGGAATGCCGATGATGTCCCTCCATAAAGGATTAAGAGATATTATGGGTATGTCTGACAAGGAGATAAAAGAAATGTTGATGGAAATACGCCTTGAAAAAGGCATGGCTGCTGAATTGGCAAGCACTCAAGCAATAATAAAGAAAACTGACATCTTTGACCCAGTAGACAGAATATACGGTGATTTTGCCGCCCTCAACAGCAACACTCCTCCTCAAGCCCAAAACCCTGATGATAACGGACTCGGTGGAGGACCAAAAGGTGGTGGCGCACCGATGCCTGGAGGAATGGATATGGATTTAGGAGAACCGGGAGCCGAGGGAGGCAGTGATATAAACGGTAGTGAAGGTGAAATGGACATGGGAGCCGCCCCTGAAGCCGACAACGGAGGTCCTATGGAGTCAAAAACCGCAAAAAAGCCATTAATTCTCGAAAAAGGCAAGTCATTCATTGAAAAGTATTTTGAAATGCTGGCTGAAAGTGAAAAAAATACCGATGATGACTATGTAGATGATAGTGTGATGGCTGATTTCGAAGGAAGGTCAAAAACCATCGAAGAAAAAACCAATCAATTGATGAATAAGATAGAAACGTTGATTGGTCCAAATGATGGCAAAAAGACAATTCTTGAAGGAAAAAGCGATGATGTCCTGAGCGGAGATGATGTCAAGGAATTGTCAGAATAATCATCAAAATTAACTATTTATTAATAAATCAATTGAATATGTTCGATTTAGATAACATAAAAGAGTTCAATACAATAGACGAAGTTGAATCATACAGAAAAGCAATCAATGAAGCATGTGACAACCGTAGGGATTATATCAAGTCATGCCTCAAAGCAATGGAATTATCCAACAAATCATTCGGATTCCTAAAGGAATGCTTTGAATCAATGTCTGATAAACTCTATAAATCCAAGGTAGGTAAAAAACTTATCGGGCAATATGTGTCAACAATCAAGAATGACAAGAATCTATCCAATTTATATTCCATTTATGAGAATATAAGAAAGATGAATTCAGATTCTGATGTTGATTACTTCATTAATTCCATCAATGAGGTTTTCCCAATCAGTTCCATATCAGAGGAAGCAAAAAAGAAACTCGGGGATATTGTATGCGAGGCTTATGTCATGCTCGGCGAATCAGCGGAAAATGCTATACCGACAGAGAAGAAAAACCTTGATTCTGCCATAGAATTTATTGCTGAAAACAAGAAGTCAATCAACAATCTGGCTGATTACAGTCAAGCGGTCAAAATCATCAGAGAATCAATTACCGAAAATCACAGTGACCAAAATTGTTTTCGCCAAGATGAAAGCATCAAGAATGCAATGAAACTCGTATCTGAGTTCAACAAGAAATACAGCAAGGATTTGACCAATGAGGAGTTTACCACAATTCAAAAGATAGCAGAGAATACCGACAAGGAATCCTTGTTCCAAGAATACAAGGAAAAGTGTTTGAACCGGCTTTCCGAAGCAAAATCAAAATGCAAAGCAGATGAGGTTGACCAAATGGAACAAATTATCTCAAAAGTATTCGGCAAACAATTCTGTAACGAAACAATAAATTCCGACATTTGTAATTTGATTGAAATAACTAACTTATTCTAACGCAATATATTATGAAGATAACAGAGCGAGAGAATAAAATACTTGAACAAATATTTCTTTGACCAGATTCTTCTCAATTAGAAGAATATATTCAATGGTTCTAGCAAGAAGGTTGGTTTGACAACGAAGATTATTATTAATACCAAAAAAAAATCCACTGAGTAATTCAGTGGATTTATTTTTTTAGTCAATGTATATAATCAATTTTTCTTGTATTGGAACTATCATATTTCCTTCTGGATAATCCACTCCATCTTCAACAATGTCGCCATTGAACTTTATTTCAAACCGCCCCTCAAAAGTTCCTGCTCTATTTACATCCCTTGGTTTCCACTTGTATTGCAAAATATAATGTTCCTCACAACTATCCTCATCGGTAAGAACAATATTCACTTTTCCTTTGGATATCTTTAATAATCCGGTTTCAGCATCTTTCATTGAAAAAGTAACAACACTATCCTGCAATGCATTATTCATTAATGATTTTATGAAATCATACCTCCCATCCTTTATCAATTCCATTTCAAGAACGGGGTTAAGAGAGTCTTTTCGTATATGAAATTCCTGCATATCTTTCTTTTTGAATATAAATAGTCAAAAAGACTATTGGCGGTTAGGAAACAATAGATAATTCATCTCCCTTAAAGCATTCTCCATAGTACTTTCCATTTCCCTCAACGGTTCCTCCAATAAACTGTCAATCTGTTTGAATTCCATATTCAGTAATTCCTCATTCCGGCATTTCAAGAATATCTGTGCCATCATATATGTGCTTTTATTAGCATTCATTCTTTTTTCAGGAACCTCGAAATTAATTATGAAATTGTTATCAAAAAATCCAGTATTATCAATGATATGACCAGTCTTTTCCCTTATTATAGCTTTCAGTGATCTCATGTCCAATGAATAATCATTAGTATCACATAAAGGTATGATAAATGATGACAATTCAAAATATATCGTATTATGATATTTTCTGTCAGTTGTTGATATTTTCAGTTTGAATGATTCCGATGGAACATTGATTGAACTCAGTATTTTTCTCCGCATTCTCTATTAAGGCATGAATTTTGCTTCCGCCATCAATATTATAACTAAAATATTTTAGAAAATCAAGTCAGAACATCTAAAATGTTTAAGAAAAATTGATATTATGCTATTTTTGCGTTATATTTCTATCAAAAAACAATATTATGCAAACAAAATTCAATGCTCACGAATATTTGACTTATAGTCTTATCAATAATCTATTTGATTATCATCCGTTGAATGAAGAAAGAGGAAGAATTCCTTTCATCGGCAAAATTCTTTCCGAAATAGAAGAACAAATACTGGCGAAATGTAATTTGAAAAAGCAAACAAATAAGTTCTCACTTATTTATAAACCATCATTCAACACATTCTTCAATCAATTAACTCTGACAACTGTATCAATAACAATATTATCAGAATATTCAAATATTGATGATGTTGCAAATGGAGGATACAATAATAGAACAATTACTTGGGTTGGTCAAAAAATAGATAATGTTGATTTATTTTGTAATATCAAATGTCCTGCATCACGATTATCTTATAATATCCAAAGAACCATTGGGCATGAGTTATTGCATGCATATGAGGCATATAAAAGAAACTTGCTGAAAAAACCATTTGATGCACCAAAACAGTCTGATTTTTATCAAAATGTCAAGATTCTAATGGATAAAGGTAATCCACCCCAAATTGTCTTCGCATATCTATTCTATTTCAATAATCCCCATGAGTTAAGGGCACATTCTCAAGGAATCCAATCCGGATACAATGCAATTGCATCAAATATTAGTTACAATTTTCATGATCTACCTTTCAATATGCTCAAAAATAAGATACAAGAATATAAAGACTTCAAACAAATGAAAGAAAACTTAGCATGGGTTTATGAGAACTACAGCGAATCTGATCTGATTATTGCAATGAACACCATTCTTGATAAACCAATTAATACGATAAATCAATTGAATAAAATTGTTAATTATCAATTAGCAAATATAGAACAAACTTATGATAAAGCATTAAGCAGGGCAATTGAGCATGCGGCGATTAACGAATTGTATAAAGACTATGGACCCAAATCAATAGCAACCACACAATTAATAAGAAAAACAATGAATGAAATATATAGAGAATACGGTCATCCATCGAATATTAAGCAATAACATCATTACCGGATTATTCTTTCCAAAAACTATTTATGATAATATAAATTGATTTTCAATGATTCGACATTTTTTTCTTGACAAAACCAACTCTATAATAGCCGGTTCACGATGCAATGTGGGGCTTAATCCCATATTGAAATTAAATTATGGCAAAGACCTGTCGCGAGGATTAATCCATTTTGACGAATCTCCAATAAGAAAACTCATTGATGAAAAAGAAATTACTTTGGATAATTCCAAATTTACTTTCAAAATGGTGAACTGTTTTTCTGTTGACGGAGTACCTTATGAGAAAAGACTAGCATCAAACGGAAACTCCATAGGAAAACGAGCCTGTTCATTTGATTTGATATTGTTTCGTCTTCCCCAGGATTTCGATGAGGGCAGAGGATTCGATTTCACAAGTGATTTCTGGCTCAGAGGAAACAAATCTCATTCCGAGGACGGATCAAGTTGGTTCTTCTCCAAAAACGGAATGGTTTGGGAAAGAGATAGAAAGAAGAAAATCTATTTCAAGAAAATCAACAAAGGAGATGACTTAAATCCTTCCTATGAATATACTCCAATAGATTATTCGGTGATTGATGCTGTATTCACCGAGGAAATATCAGCGAATAAAGATATCACCATCGATGATCCTGAATATGTATATATTGAAAAGAACATAGATTTCACCAAAGGAGATATCAATTGGGATACCATCATCAGGGATAAGAATCTTAAAGGAGGTATTTACTCTCAGGAATATCTTTTGAATGAGTACAACAAATATCATACATATTACAGATTAACTGAAAAAAGAACATATTACTCATTGGTCATTGATGGCTGGAATAAAAGTTATACCAAATCAGAAAATGAACTTGATAATGCAATATTCATGGGAGAATATACCTATGGAAGGATCGAGAATCTTCCTATGGGAGAAAAAGCGCCAGTAATGCCACATTTGCCTTCTAATCCAAAATCAGATGATCCACAATATATCAAGTTGGATAAAGGGGGATGCCCCGTAAAATATGAATTTTATAAACTCATGACACGGGATGAATATATGGAAAATCCTCCAATGAATGCATATGAAAGCATTTATACAAACCATTGGGAGTATGTTTTGATTGATTTCCCTTCTAACGAGGAAAAATGTAAGGCTGTAGAAATAAAGACTATTCATATTCCATTGAATCAAGACAGTGATGAAATCGTAAAGGAGTCAAATATTATAATTGCCGAGCAACATTTTGATTTCGGTCAAGAAAATCTTTCAATGGATATCACCGATTATGTTAAAGATACCATAACAAAGCAAGCAAGAAATTTCGGATTAGGTTTGGCTTTCGCCCCGTCATTCGAAATGACTGAGATGAATGAATCACAATATGTCGGATTTTTCACGGATCACACGAATACATTTTTTCATCCATATGTGGAAATGACAAGTGATAATATCATCAATGATGATCGAAACGCATTTTGTTTAGGCCAAGCCAATAGGCTTTATTTGTACGCCAATATTGATGGAGAGCCTGTAAATTTGGATAGTCTCCCTGTCTGTGAAATCAATGATATTCCTGTTAAAGTAGGGCAGTCCAAAAAAGGGGCTTATTTTGCCGAAATAACGCCTGATTCTGTTGAATTGGAGCCACACTCCATTGGATATGACAAATGGTCTGGAATGTCCTTAAACGGGACAAAGATTGACGATGTTGAAATGGAATTCGAGGTGATGCCTATTAACCGTAAAATCCAGATAGGCTCGTTGACTGATGACAGCAAAAACATAATCCCATTCATCGAGGGAATAAACGACGGAGAGAAACTAAGCCGGGGAGAAGTCAGAACAATAAGCGTGGATTTCCGGAGAAAATACTCAATAGACGAAAAGCATATTGCGTTTAACGCCGATTATCGGTTATATGTGAAAGACGGCAAGGAAAACCGTGAATATGATGTCATAGATTACACGCCGATTGAACGGGGATTCCTGAATAATTTCTTTATGATATATACAGAGGATTTAATCCCGAACAAATATCATATTGATATAAGGCTACATGACGGAAGAAACATCAAATACTTCAAGGATATTTCAAATTTTGAAATTGTAAATGATATAACTGAAAGATACGAATAGAAAAAAAGAGGAGAATATCAATTTCTCCTCTTTTTCGCTTAATCAGTAATCATTTTATTTTTGATAAAATCATATCCGAACCATGGATAGATGGCATTTGGTGGTATTGTATTTTTTGTATAGTAACCTCTTTCAAATCTTGGATCATAGAAAAATTCCAACTCCTGAGGCAATTTCGATATATCTATCATGAGCAATATATATTTACCATCATTTTTGGGGGATTTATTCTGGTTATATAAGCCTTGACCAAATGCTATCATCTCGTCATTTGAGAGGTTCCCTTTCAATAAGTGAACCTTAGGTGGATATTGAAGCCAAGAATTTTCACTTCGCGGTTCAAGACCTTTTGCCTTTATTGATTTATAATTTGCCATAGGAGTCCAATGATATAGAAAACGGTATTTTCTTATCTCATTGGAAATATTGTCCTGATACATCGGATCAAAACTCATTATCAACCAATCATAACCATTATCATCCGTTATCTTGCGTTGTAAAGCAAAAGACCAACCGCAAGCAGACATAGCATCTTTAATCAATTGACTATTTTCCCTAAAATCAGGGCATAAAGTCATAAGTTGTATATTATTAGCTTCCGAATGAATCCTTATCTGCCATTCTTCGAAATTGAATCGCATCATAATTTGTTCCTTAGTCTCTTCTGGTGATAGAGTTGCTTGAGCTTCTTCAAACAATAACTTGTCATTTTTCCCAAGCATAAACTTACCGCCATATCCTTTAAGAACCAAAGCATCAGCCAAATAATAATATTGCTTTTTTAATTCTTTCGTTGGTATTTGATTAAAGTCAAAAACGCATTCAGCAACAATACGTGCTTCTGCTCTTTCCCTTATAATTTTTTCGATTGTTTTTTTTGTTACCAGCATATGTTTTTTTTTGCAAAAATAGAAATTTTTAGTTAATCCTCACAGTATTTGACAATAATTCTTCCCTGTTAAGCAATCTCGCCGACTCGCTTTTCAATCTGATGATATCATCAGTAACCACCGGCGGCAATCCCACATATGGATGCTTATGGCTTAAAAATGCATTAACCAATAATTTCAATAAATCAACAAGTTCATCCCCATAAGGCAATCTTTGCGCTTTCTCATATATTTCATCAAGAGTCTTATCAGTAATCAAATCCTTGTTATCCGCCAGTCCTGTTGTAACAAAACGTGAATTATGCCCTAATAAATTGATTTGATCACCGACAATCGTGGTACTACTCTGATTACCTTGAGAATCTTCCTCTTCGCGATATTTCAACTTGATATAAGCCGGATTCTTTGAATTAAAGGTTATATCACGATTATCAAACATATTGATCCGTTTAACTCCGGCTTTAATCCTCACATCATCATCAGTGAATTGGATTCCTGTATATTTTCTTCCCTCAATGGAGATATCCGCATCATCCGGATAGACGCCCTTGACATTCTTTTTCTCTTTAGGATTTGGGTCAGGCTTTTTCCACGCCCCCCTGAATTGCGAATCTCCACCCATAAAATATGGATCATACTCCATCCTATGAGGTTGCGAAATCACCGGTCCAATATAATATCGCTGAGAATTTCCGTCATTTCCGATAGCCGTGAGCACAAGACATCCTTCACCCACCTTTGGCTTTACATGTATAAGGTTAGGCAGCAAAGGAATGCAATAATCAATCTTATCAATATCAATCCTTCCGTCTGATGACACTTTATGATTATCCTCTGGCTCAAGGTTAACTTTGATTCTGTCACCTCCGGTAGGATCATCCACGCTTAAAACCTGGCAATATCTAACAACTGGTACATCCATCTCTATTTGCTGTTTTTCTTGCTTCTTTTATCAATCTCTTTTTGGGCATTCTCATACTTACGCTCCAATGCATCAAGTCTATCCATTCTTTCTGATATCTCTGACTTTATCGAATCAAATTCATTCTCCAATGTTTTTTGATATATCTTAATCTCAGCATTGGACATATTTTCCAATTTTTCCATTTCTCGATCAAATTTATTGAATTATGCCATAAGCTACCGTATCAGTCAAATTCGTCCCTATACAGGTAACAGGACCTCCGGCGTTTCCTCCGGTCGCTTGTATCATAAGGCTATTAGCCGGTATTGTTATTTGAACCATTCCTTGTTCCTTTATTGAATCAGTCACCGCCTTGACAACCGCATATGTATATTCATTCACCAGATTCGGTGAACCATCCTCGTTTTCTTCAGTAGGGATCCCTGCTGATTTGATATATTCAATTGCATTCGATGTTGTTTCCATAGGTGATATTCCTGTTCTTTTCAATGACACGCATCGCAATAGGAATGCTGGCAACAATGATGCCGGAGTCTTAAATTTGTCAAAATAACCATTAATCTTATTTGTTACACTACTGATATTCATTTACTTAAGATTTTGTTTTCTTATTATTTAGCAAGCACTTCCTGATACTGGAACTGTTTGATTAGGAATAATATCCGCATAATCAACCTCATCAATTTGTGATTGCGTTTTATTCCGCTTGAACCTAATCAATGAGCATGATGTAATTGCCTCTTGGAGTAACTTTATCCAATATTCATATCTTTCCTTGAATACCATGACAAAATATTTCTCTATAAGCGGAATCAATTTTTCCTCAAGCAATTTCAACAACAGTTCAATAATCTTATCTTTCACGTATTTCACTATAGAAATAATCGCCGCCAGCATCTTGTTAAGGAAAAAAGACATTATCTCATCATTGTTACCGATGATGTTTTTCAGGTTAATCAATCCCAATTCGTGAAAATTAATCAAAAACAGGAGCATCACTTGAGGAGTAAGCATTGATTTGGCTAAGGGGGTAACAATGGCATTGATTAATTCTTTCAACCACCCATTATTAACTGAAACATCCACGCCATAACTTGTATCACCCTCAACTCCGGGAGTCGCTGTCAAATCATTGACCAATTTGGTTATCTTTGTTGTTTTTTCAACTGATGTAGATGCAGAATTAATTTCCTTTAGTTGATTCTGCAAATCCTCAATATCAACATCAATTGATTTTATCGTCTCATCGCCATAAGTTTTTGATTGATATTTCTGCATTAATGTTTCATTAAGCATCTTGTTATAATCATCATTGGAAAATGTATAATAGCAATCATTAATTTCCATGTCATCAGTTTCAATAGCATTATTGATAACCTTGGTTAATTTCTCTTCAATAATTCTTTTTTCCAGATTGACAGTAAACAATGAATTAATCCTAAATCCATACAATGATTCTAGCATATATGAAAGAATAACTTTAGGATTATATATCCGAATGCTATTTAAATAATCTTCGTTAAATTTATATAATGATTTATTAAATAATGAAGTTTTACCATAGGCTTTTTTATGGTATCTTTTGCTTGGAAATGCAACAACAATTCTTCTTTCTCTTGTATTTCCCTCATCTGGGAAAAATTGTAATATAGGAAAATATGATGAATATTCATTATAAGGAGCAACTTCGCATTGTAATGGATTATCCCATGTATCTTTTCTTGAATTTACCCATTTTGTCATATCTTCTGATGACATTGTAACCCCATATTCCTTGGCAGTTCTCCTACTATCCCATACCAATTTATTGGTTTCAGCCCAATTTGAAGTCGATGCTCTATTAACACAATACCATATGAACGCATTCATATCATATGTACGATACAAGGTATTTGCCCCTAGCACCATCTCATTATGTGCGTCATAAAAATTATTTCCATAAGTTGATAATGGATAAATACTTAACATATCTGAATAGTCTAGCATCGAAATAGGAATAGAAATTCCGCCACCAGATGAGTATTGATTATCCATGTCCCAATTCGGTATTTCTGGTATAGCCGAACAAGAAAACAAACCAGTCAGAATGTTCATCAAAATTACTTTAGTTGAATCTTCTAAATTTTTAAGGAAATTACTTACATCGCCATCATAATCCATATCAGCAACAGATTCAAATGCATCATTTTTCGCTGGAATTGTCATCCCAAACAATTCCGTAATCAATTCCTGCAATATTTCCCTTGGATTGCATCCTAACTCTATCAACACATCAATAACATAATCAAGTGCTGATGTATATGTTTTCCATCTTATTGATGACAGAATACCCATAGGGAACTTATCAGTCAAAGTCAATATTGCATTTAACCTTGCCAAAATCTGTTGCGTATCTCTTGCCATTCTTTTTTTTTATTTTAACTGATAAGTCTTAACCTCGTTTGCTGGATTTATATCCGAATCCTCACTGAGCGCCTTACGCAAACTGGTAAAATCAAGTTTCATTCCCTTTCTCGCCTCCTTGTCATTCAATGCAGCGTTCACATCTCCGTTGAATTTCAATACCTCACCCATGAATTTGGCGACATCAAGTTTCATTCCTATCGCCTTTGTATAATCAGTCTGATAATCATGCACTGCTTTCGAGAACTTGACCTTATCATCTATGGTGATTCCATCCTCACCAAGATTCGTGGAGTTTTTCAATATATTAAGGTTATTGGAAATCTCATTTATCTGCTTGCAAGTCTGGTCATATATCTCTTGTAAAAGTTCTTCGATTTTCTCACTTGAATTAAGCCTTACCTTGTATCGTCTTTCCATGATTTATTGTTTTTCAGATAAATAGTTTGTTCAAGATTTTGAACTATTGTTTCTTACTTTGAATTATCTTTAACAGTTTATAAATAAGGCGATAAGGCTTCATATTTTTTCTTACCTGACTGGTTGTCATCATGGTCTCTTCCCTCAAGAAATACAAAACTGATGACTTCCGTAATTTTGTGCTTCCATCCTCAGATAAGATATCCTCCCAATTCTCCATCAAATCCAAAAGTGCATTCCCTACCTTGACCTCATCCTCATTAAGATTGTTGAGAACCGGATCTGCCACCATTTTTTTGATTTCTCCAATGGTTTTTCTTATCAATTCCGATACATCAGAATCTTCTCCACTTTTATAATCCGAATATTTGATATTGTCATTTATCTCATCGAAAACATCATCATATGGAATTGATTTTTTCTGATTTTTTGAAAATTGGGTATTCTTGTAATACAAATAATTCTTGCATATTGTTCCACAATATGAATATGCCTTGCATCCTTTTGATGGATCAAATTTATCCAGTTGCATCATCAGATATGAGAATACATCCGTAAACGTCTGATAGAATTCCTCATCTGGAACATATAGTTTATAGCGCCGGATTATAGCTTCTATCATCTTGGTCAACGGCAAATAAAGAACCTGACTGAATATCCGGTTCTTCTCATCCAATGTAGGTGCGTTTATGTAATCAATAACCGCCTGTTCCTCTTTCTCGTAAAAATATCCTTTTCTCTTCGCTGCCATTCTGCATTTCTCATATAGCAACGGCAAGCATCATCAATTCAATGCGCAAACACGCATTCTTTCCGAACCATTCCTGTGCAAGGAATCTTTATATCATGACGCTTTCAGGGGACGGTTTTCCCGTCCCCTTGCCGCGTTTATTATTAGTCATAGATTTCCTTGATACCTCTTTCCTTGGTAAAGAAATACTCTTTTTTGGCAATCTCCATCCACTTCTCCGCATCCTCATTGGATAACTCCTTTTGGGTTTTATCCATCAATGAGCCACTTCTATTTACAAAATGATGATATCCAACCTTAGGGATAACAAAAAGCCTTTTCTCATTATGCGTCGCCCTAAGGAGAAATTCATACCAAAATGCGAATTTGATTGATGGTTTCAATCCTCCGATAGCCTTAAAATCTTCAGTATTGAACACCGCTCCGGTAAGATTGAATTCCGAATAGTCCTCCAGGCAAGTGGCATCAATACAACCAATCTCATCAGAGAACGCTGATGCCCATACAGCCTCATTTGCATAACCTATCGGAGATTTATCCTGAGAGTTAAAATCATATACTTCCACCAATGGAAGATATACAGATGCCTCTATAGGGCATTTCTTTACATAATCCTCCACATTCTTGAACCAAATCGGAGTATATTCATCGTCAAATTCAAGAATAGAGAAATATTTGGTCTTAACTGATTTAAGAGCAATATTAATCTGACTGCAAAAATCAGTATCTCCTTCATTGTTAACAGTCTTTTCTCCAGATTTCAATGTTTCCGGGAGAACTTCCTTGGGACCAACATATATAATGGATGATGCACCTTTGGTACTTTTTCTTGCTCTTTCAAGAAGTTTTTCATCACCGCCATTAACCAGCGGAATAATAACAGTCATTTCTTTCATGCCATTTTCATTTTTTCAAAATTATTCTTCGGTCTTGATAACGCCTTTCTCTATATCTTTTTCAACCTCGATAAACTCGTTTTTTCTACGTTCAAAAAGACCTTTCGCATAAACTTCCTCAATCTCTTTTGTCTGTTCTTCAAGGCTATATTTGTCATCCATCTTTTTCTGGCTGTCATAAACCTCAGCCGGAATAGAATCATTGGTCCATGACCTAACAAGGCTCGCAATGATATCTGGTAGACTATCTATATCATCAAACCATAAACAAGCATTGGTAAGGCTTTCATTTCCGTTCTCATCTTTTTCAACCATCCAATCTGAAAGATGATTCGGAATTTTCGCTAAAGTTAAAGAGCCGCATCTCATGGATTCAAGAATTGTATAGCCAAAAGCAGTGTCATCATCAATGCAGATTGTAATCGCAGCCTCCCTGATTGCGTCAGCGAACGTCTCAATAGGCAAATTTCTCAATTCCCTGAATGATACCCACTTGTACATTGGATGCTTCCAGTAGAATGGCTTGATAATCTTATTGATATCCGTTTGATTCTTGGAAATGATATTGATGATCATTTTTTGCGGCTCGATTTCCGGACGGAATACCTTCTTGACCACTGGCGATACAATATGTGTTCTCACATTCGGAAAATACTCATTCAGGAATGATTCCTGAGCCTTTGTGGTTGTAATCACATCAGTAATCCCCAAATTAGCAAAATTTCCTCCAATCGGCATCATTTCCGTAAGAAAATTCTTATCCTGAAGTATGACAACCCTTTTGCAAGGAAATTTCTTTGTCTTCAGCATAATTGATGTCATCAGTTCCGGAATGAACAGAAAATCAGCAGGACCAATTTCCACGTTCACCTTCTCCACATTCTTATGAGGCAATGAGGCATATTCCTCACCCATCCATTGCTCTACTCCTACAAAGTCCTTTTCATTGTGAAGCATAGTAACATTATATCCCATATCCTTAAGCGTAAGCGCCGTTTGGTATGTATATTCCATAAATCCAGTAGGTACATTCTTTGTATCAATCACATAAAAGAAAACATTGAAAGCCTTGTCCTCCATTTTCTTTATGTTTGCCCTAACCATGTCAAGCATTTGGTCTTTAGTCAACTTGCCCATCAGTAAATCTTATTTTTTTCTTTCTTATTTTTCGATTAATTTATCAAGAATCTCATCATCCTTAAGAAAATCAGAAAACCGAGTATATTCAAAATCCGCAATTGCATCTTTATTATACTCCTTTTTGATTTTTACCACTTTTTTTCCCTCTGGTTTTGCATTAATTAAATCTGGATTGGCGGTAATCAATGCATCACACTTATCCCAAATCGTCAGGCTTTCCTTAGGGAAATAAGTCTCCCTGATAGTGGAGCCTATCTTGGATAAGAAAAACAATGTGCAGCCGATTGACAATCCATATTCCTTCGGTGATACCACCATTAATTCAATAGGTTCATCACTATCATAATTGGCGACTTTATCATTGCACCACGCCGAAAGCAATGAGGTAATCGAATTTTCACATAATCCACATTTACCAAACAATTCATAAACATATTCCTCATATGTGAATTTCAAATATGCATTGTCACTGGCAAAAGGAAACAATGCCATCATATCATTTGTCCAGAATTCAAAATCATCAAGGACAAACTCATGATTGTATCGCTCATAATAATACTTCAAGAAATTCGTAGAAAAATCCCTTATTACATCATTTAAATCTATCGCTATTTTCATAACTTAGTTTATTTAAAACTTACAATTTCGAGATTTGTTATCTCATTATTATTTTCGCCTTCATTTTTCATCTTTCGTTCTATGGCAAATATGTCAGTTGTACTCTTCTTTGGAGCCTTCTTTTCATATTTCTCAGTCAAGGATTTTTTCTGATATTTTTCTGTTATGTCATACCCATCCTCGATTATATGACCTGTGAACTCCAGAACAAAATTGCCGTCAAACTTGTCAATCCCGATAAATTTGATATCATCATACTTGAACTCACACAAATCATACGAATTCCATGCCCTTGACGTTACAAATGACAATCCGTCAAATTGAAGGAAATCAACCTTGGAAGCCTTCTTTTCCATCGCATCATTCAACTGGGCGACCAAAATGGCATCGATCTTGCCAAACTGGCTTGCATATGATGACACATATAAATCAATCCTTGCAATATTAGGATCATCGACTGATTTGATAACAATACGTTTTACAAACTTCTCGATATCAAATTTTGTCCTGTAGCCATCCCTTTCAATCTTAAGCAATGTATCATAGTTATACAATTGCGTCCATGATGCATTGGCAACAGCATCATAATCGAAATTGGTCGCTTTCTCAAAGAATGTATTATCTTGTATCACTCTCAGTTTTTCACCTTCCTTGACAAAAACCGGAGGATGCTTAAGAAAATCCTCTAATGTCTTCTTCTCGACAGTTCCAGTCAAATCCCCTGTTTCCTTCCACGGAACATTTACTTTGTAGTCCCTTGTTTTTTTAAAAATGCGATAACTTGCGTCAACAACTTCCTCAACCTCTTGGGTGACTTTCCCCTGAAGCATGTCATTCAATACTCCGCTACCACCTTTTTCTTGTACAACCTCAACTTCACCGCCCCCATGTGTTTGCTTCAACATCACATCATCAGCGGCTTTCATTCCACGAAAAAGGCTATTGAATGCTATCTGCGCATTTAATTTTGCTTTTTTCAAAAACTCCATTAAACAGTCTCCTTTAATTTTTCCTCAATTTCATTCAATATCTTATTATGAATGTCATTGTTAATCTTGAATTGTTCTTGAAGTTTCAATGCCTCATCTGAATTCGGTTTCAGCATCCTTGCATTATTGGCATATTTCGTCATAATCAAATTGGAAGCCTTTTCATATTGAATAAGTTCCTCCATATTTAAATCCTTGACCTGTATTTTTTTTGAATTTGTTGCCATACTTATTTTTATCAAAAAAATATAAAATAAGTTTGCAAATATCAATAGTTTTTCTTATGTGTTTGACTATTTATAAAATAATTACGAAAATAAAACAATAAAAATATGACAAATTTTAAAATCAATGAGCAACAACTCCAGTCTTTAATCAAAGAGAGCGTGGAAAATATACTTGCCGAGGCAGCGCAAGATGAAAACTTCGGTCAATGGCTAAAAGGCATGGGCGCAGGTATGAAAGGTGCCCTCAGCGGAATGAAATCCGGATTCCAGAATGGTCAACTGATGAATATGACAAATACTCAGAATCGTAGTCAATACGATACAAAAGATCCATATTCAAACCAATTCAGGGATTACAGCGATTTGAAGGATGCTACTGTTGATGTTAAAAAACTGTATGCATTGGCAAAAGATTTCAGAACAAGATCAAATCAATTATATGCAAGAGCACAGGCAATGGAGAAATACGCCAATCTTGAGAAAACAGGGAAAGGAACCGAGGCACAATTCAGATATAGGGATTCCTATGGACAGGGCGGATCAGGTCAGCAGGTAGCAGCGATGAACAACAGAAGGCAAGCAGGGCAGAATAGATACAGAAACGTGTAATTTCCTGTTATACAAAATAAAAGACCTCAAAGATATTCTCCTTGAGGTCTTTCTTATTTTATGGATTTCTTCTTATACAAAAATAGTCAAAACCAAAACCAAAATAGTCATAAATACCAAAATATAAGTTTGTTCAATAGCACTTTGTGTATCCCAATACAAATCACGTTCATCACTACTGAAATCCTTGATATTCTTTGCGTTAATTACAACCGGAGAAACAATCTCATATGCTGATGAATTGCTTCCATATGCATAAACCACAGCAATCAAGGACAAACCCAAATCTGCAAGAGCAATATTCAGAGTTAGCCAATAAGGATGACTATTCATTAGGAAAATCCCCACCAGAACAATATTGATAACAAGCAATAAGTTCATAGTCAGATTAATCCAATTCAGTGATATCAACTCCTTTCTTTGAAATTGACCACGATAGTTTCGAGCCAAAGTCTCATCATCTATTGTATTTTCATACATCAGATTAGCTATGAGTTCCTTAATCCTTTTCATCGTATAGATAAAAAGCAATATAAGGCATATAAGTCCTAAAATTTTCCAAAACATAATTAAGAGCAACCTGTAAGTGATTCAACAACAAACCTCAACCTAATTTGGCAATGATATTTTTGGGTAACTGGATCAAAAGTCAAAAAGTTATCCTTATCAATATCAACCGCAAATCCACAAACCATTTCTGAGCATTCATTTTCAGCAGCATCATACAATAGTTCAGAGGCAATATCCCTTAGATTTGATACTGTTGGAGCTTTATATTGGCTAACCAATTTCCAATCAAGAAATTCCATGACTTTATGAACTTTTTCAAAGTCAAAATTATGCATAATTTGACCAATGGCTTCATTGATGGCTTCTTCTTTTTTTTCGTTTAGTTCATAATCATTTTTCAGATCCTTTATAAATTCATCAAGAATATCTTCTATATGTTTATGTGTCATAATTTCAGTATTTTAGATACCCGTACTTCCAAAACCACCAGTGCCACGCTCAGTCTTATCCAGTTCGTTCACCTCTTTCCATTTCACCTTCTCATACTTGGTGACCGTCATCTGGGCAATTCTGTCACCTGGATTGATAAGGAACGATTCATTGGAGGCATTGAAAAGGATAATCCCGATTTCATCACGATAGTCAGCATCAATCAAGCCATCTGAATTAAGTACAATGATTCCGTGCTTCAATGCAAGACCACTTCTTGTTTTGATATCCGCGCCATATCCCTCAGGCAATGCAATATACAATCCGGTAGGGATAAGAACCCTCTCCATAGGGTTTAGTTTGATAGGCTCTGAAATATTAGCCTTCAAATCCATTCCGGCAGACAACGGGGTCTTGTACTCTGGAAGTCTATGATTAGACTTGTTTATTACTTTGATTTCCATGATATTAATATAGTCTTGATAATAATGTTAATACAGTAATACTTTTTGGAGAATATGATTCTTGCATTATTTGGCATGCCTCTTTTATTGACTGCCCTCTACTGATAGTGTCATCAATAATCAAAATATCTTGTCCGTTGATTTTATTAGCAAATTCAGCCATTGGGTCATCACTTGCTTTCAAAGTTACATCCAAAATATCCCTCATTTTAGCATTTTTTACCAAATGGCGAGAAAAATATCCACCCCTTTGTTCATCCATTTCATTCAGATACTTGCATAACTCATAATAGGCATTATTGAAATTTTCGCCATAATAATTCCTAAATTTTGAGCCAAACTCCATTACAATTTCTTCTACTTCTTCAGTAGATATTTTGCAAATTACTCCTCTAATAACCTCTGCATTTTTACTTTTTGACATAATAACTTCTGCGATGTGGTTATTTAAATTGTTACCACTTGGCATTAATATAGTAACTCCAACCGGATACAACTTTGCAAATTTGGAAGCTATCAAATCAAATTGATTTTCTATTGCAATTCTATCTTGTTCTGTTCTAAACTTCCATCCATATTCTCCTTTCATCGCATATATCAAAGGATTTCCATCACCTCGCAACCCTTGTTTTCGCTTGAATATAGACCAAACTTGAATACCCGGAACAATTGTATTGCCTTGAGTAGGGTTATTCTCCACTGAAGTATCCACATTATCAAATGATGAATGATTATACGCCACGGTTTTTGTCTGCGGATCAAAATCAATTCCTTCATCAAGAATTTTCCCAGCCGCTTCTTTTATAATTTGAATTAATCTACTTTCTGAAATTTTCAAAGAATCCATATTATGTTATGCTTTTGTTTTCTCAATTTGATAAGCCAGTTCATTAGCCATTCTCACAATTATCGCAAGAGGACTGTCAAAGAACCTCGCAGTCTTGTCATCATCCGTATTGTCAAGGCTTCTCATTGCCTCCCATTCGGCAGGAGTGAAAATGATTCCCATTCTTGTTGCTATAAGAATACTTCTCTCCCCGAATTTCAGCCTTCCCTCAAGTTTGGCAAACTTATATGCCATTCCTCTTTTCTCAATCTCCCATTGATTGTCATTCGGCTCAAACATCTCGATTTTGGAAAGATGCTGGAGGCAGCAAACCTTCATTAATGATGCCTCACTAACTGGCAATGATGCGCTGACCATCTTCGCAATTCTTAAAGCAATCGCAGTAGTCAGATTAGCATGATGAATCAATGCCCCCCCATAAGCACATCCAGTGTCTTCGGTCAATGCACAAGATGCAGTGGACAATTGATTTTTAAGATTTTCATCGCATACCTCACCTAAACCGACTTTGGTCATGTAATCTTTGAAAGAATTCCATTCTTTCTCAAATGCTTCCGCAGATAAAGTTTTCATCTCTTTTAATGTTTAATAATTAATTTTCAATTTTTATATTGGCAAATATAGGCAAAATTTTCTACACTTCAAAACAAAAAAAAAAGAAAAAATCGCACTTCTTGAATAGAAATGCGATTCTATTGGTATTCAAAAACAAATTATTCAATAATTGACTTATAGAATTCCGCCCTTGTCTTGGTAACATTCCGGATATTGTATTTATCCTTTACTGTATTGTGCATATTCTCCTGCAATAATGTTACCAATTCCGGATTATCAACAAGTTTCTTGATTGCCTTGAACCATGCCTTATGGGCTTTTGTCGGATCAATCAAAATGCAATTGCCCTCCTTATTGATATTGCCGCCTTTCTCCAGCATATTTATGCTTCCGATTGTATATGGACCGAAATCCGTGGCAATTACCGCAGTATGGGTAAACCCTGCCTCCACAAATTTCAATTCAGACTTTACCTCGGTAAAGTTATTGCAATCAAGTGGCACCAGCAATACATCCACGTTCTGATAATGGCTCATATATTCATTAAGCCCCTTCGTCCATTCTCTTCTATAAGGCTCATTCTCCACATTAGGATATTGCGCATTCGGGATATAAGATTGAAGAAATTGCTTATATTGTGGAGATACTATTTTATAATCATCTGTCAAAATCTCTTCATACTTCGTCCACACAGATTCCTTAGGAGTAATCGGTCTTGTGCCTTTTATCTCCCCATTTTCATCCATAACTGAAACAGTCCCTCCCAAATCAAAGCCGCAAAGAACAATCTGAACCCTATCAAGCAATCCCACTGTCTTAAGCATATTGGTCAAGCCTTTCAACTGCTCAACATCCTTCAGATGTGATGAACCCATCACCAGTCCAATCCTTAGCCTTGATGATTTGTTCTTAGGTGCTGACACTACTTTATCTTCAGGATCAATAGCATTAGGAATAACAACTACCCTATTGTCTCCTTTCACTTTTTTTATCTTATCAGCGAATATATCCGTGGTTGTTGTCACATAATCAGCATTCTTGATGTTCGTGCAAAGAAGCAACGGATAATTCTGTTTTACCTGTGCTAAATAAGACGGGTGATCCTTATTCAATTGCCAGTTGTCATCAAAGTCCAATACCACCTTGATGTTTTTGGACTTGCAATAAGCGAGAAACATCCAGAAGATACGCATATCAGGGCATAAGCCTTTATGTATATGGACTATCTGATACTTGTCAAATGACGCCAAATTAGAATAATCTGGCTTATATGTGATTTCCACATTGAATTCATCCCCGTAAAGTTTATCCAGATAGATATGAGGCTCCAATGACCTGTAGAATCCACACCCCCCCTTGTCACTAGGGACAACAAGAATATTAATTTTCTTTTCCATATGTAAAATATGATTTTTATCTAAAAAATACTTTTGAAAATATTAATTGTAAACAAATTAGCAATCAAAGTCTATTTATAGAAAAATAAATTCAAAATAACATGAAATATATCAAAGTCTTTACACAAGATAGTGATTATCAATCATTTGCATCGGGGGGGGGGTAAGCTTACCCAATATGTCATACTGCAAGAAAGAAAAAGAAGTACATTATACACCATTGATTCTCCAACCAAATAATGAGATTTGGTACACATCAACAAATGGAAATATTGTGACTCCGTATTCCGGAGCAACCACACCATTTTTGGATGCTGATGGAAATGAAATACCTATTATATCCAATACTTATGAGAACGGCAAAGGTATAATAAAACTTGAAAAAGATTGCTATCAAATTGGAGATAGGGCATTTTCTAATTGTAGTTCATTAACCGAGATAAATATCCCGAATTCAATTATTCTGATTAATGCTAGAGCATTTCAATCTTGTGAATCATTAACAGAAATAACAATTCCTGATAAGGCTACTACTATTGGCGTTATGGCATTTGCAAATTGTAGTTCATTAACCGGGATAACAATCCCAAATTCGGTTACTTCAATTGGTAGTAGTGCCTTTATTGCCTGTTCCAAACTATCAAGTATAACAGTCAAACCTGAAGAACCGCCAGCATTAGGTTCTAATGCATTTGATGATATTGCTTCAAATGCCGTGATTTATGTACCAAATCCTGTTTATGCAACTAGTTATAATTGGGAAAACTATAGGTCAAAAATGAAAGTAATTGAATAATCTTCTCGCCAAAAACAGCAAGGCATTAATTACAATCTTGCTGTTTTTTTTCTTTCCTAAACTATTTATAGCCAAATAAGATAAACATCAAAATGGCAGGAAGAAAGTTAATAATAACGCATGAACAGTTGAATGAACTTCTCAATGGTTCATACTTCGATGATGCCGCTGAGGATATCACCAATGACGGCACTACAATATCTGCCACTTCCCCTAAGGAAAAGCACAATGGAGAGGATGAATATTATCCAGCAAGAAAAATGGATGACTATTCAAAGGCAAGAGCCAACTATCTTGGAGGATATTCACCTTTCTATGGTGGAGGATGTCCCAACCGCCCGATTGAATTATCCGAAAATAAAATAAAAGGAATTATCAAGAACGCCGTAATAGATATCCTTAGCGAAATCAATTCCGATATATATAATAAGACTTATCAAGTTTCTCCCACCGGGCAAGATGCAATGACTGGATTGGCTAAAGACAGCATAGGTTCAAATGCCTTGAACAATGGAATCTCAGGTAAGAATCTCCCGGTTTATTATCATAGATTCCAACAAGCCAAAAAAGAAGCCGCGAACGGGGATTCTTCGAAACTGAACAATATGGGTGGCATGGCGACGGCAAACGAGGTCGAAAGAATGTATCAACAAGCCAAGAACATGTCAAAAACCCAAAGGGATACCAAACTTGACGGATTAAAGAAAAAAGCCAACGGCAAGGGAGAACGTAAAGACAATCAAAAGAATAACAATGGAATTATCACATACTTCCAGTAAAATAGAAAATTAATATCATGGGAAAACAGACTTGTTTGGAAAAAAAGGGTATTGAAGCCCGTCATGAGACTCTCATAAGAAACGATTATAACAGCAGTGACGAATATTCAGCACAGCATAAAGATGCGATAAGCGATGGTGATCCCCTCGGTAAGGGAACTGGTCATGGAGGTCATGGACATTGGCTCCCTGACTGCTCGAAAGGTCAGACGATGATTGACTATTCTAATTTCGATACCGAGAACGGAGGTGGTCTTTATGATATTGAGGGACGCAACGGAAAAGGCGGTCGAAATTGGCTAAAGAACATCAGTCTTTACAATGAGAATGATCAATACGGTCCGAATTCCGTGGATACCACCGCAAACCAACTTGATGGTCAAATAGTTCTTAAGTAGTTTCAAATGACATTATTTGAGCAAATAATGAACGAAGCCTCCGTTGCGATATACGGACCGCCCTCTGCCAAGAAGATAAACAGCGCGATAGACAACAGGAACACCGCGATTATCCGATATAAGTCAAAGGGCAAGAACGAACATACCCAACAAAGAACAATATTCCCAGTGGCTTATGGAGTCAACAAAAAGGGAAACCAAGTTGTCCGGGCATATCAAACGGGAGGCGACACAACAACGGTCAAACCGGGATGGAAATTCTTCAGGGTTGACCGCATATTGTCATGGTATAACATGAGAAAGACGAAATTCGATATGAGAATGCTTGTCAATCTCGGCTACAACCGTGACGGTGACAAACTGATGACACGGTTATTCAACAATGTCAAAACCAAGGCTCAGACAGACCAGGAGCTCAATAACAGAAAGCAAAAGGAAACCCCTAAGGAAAAACCAATTATTACCCCTAATCCGGTTTCCAAAGCCGAGGTCAACAATCAGGATAATATTGGTCAGCAGCCAAATATAAATAACAATGTAAATACTCAATCATCAAACAAAAGCATTGACAATAACTTAATTAATGCTTATACTAATAATGACAGCGAAACCGCAAAAATGACCGCGCCTGAAACAAAGCCGATAACCAAATCCCAAATCAACGGCACAGTCAGCAATAAGGAGTATCAAGATATGGAGGAACCGTCCAATGATAACCTTCAGATTGATGGAGACAAACCTGTCACCAAATCAGATATTGAATCAAATCCGTTAACTGACACATATCAGGATATGATGCGAAGATTCGCCAAACTGGATAATAACAACAACGAAGAAGAATTTTAAGTAATATGGCACTTTCACCAGATCAACTTATGCAAGCCCTCGGAAGGGCTAAATCAATACAGAACACACTCAACAGCGCCAACCCTCAGAAATCGCCCGCCAAAGGACAGATGTATGAGTCTTACGGGGTTCCGAACTATGACAATTTGCTTTTCTCCAGCCCTGCCCCATCTTATCAGCAAAGGGCAACAACCCCGAATCCATATAACAGCGCGATGCCTCAGGCTATCAAGGAGTCAATGATGAACCATCAGATTGATGCTAATCCATTGAACCAAATCATGCCGGTCAATGAACAGGCTTACGCCGCTCCTCAATATGCGACCGCACCGGTAGGTTTTGATTATTCAATAATCAAGGCGATCGTCAACGAATGCCTCAATGAATATTTCTCAAAGAACAAACTCAATGAGAATACAACATTAACAGGTATCAGTCTCAAGGAAGGAAAAATCAAACTTGTTGATAATCAAAGCAATGTTTATTCTGCTAATCTTGAATACAAAGGAAAAATCAAAAAGTAATGAAATCTGTTCAAATCAATCTGACAGAAGATGTTCTTCAAAGGTACATTGAAAAAGTACTGTTCGAGGAACTTCAGAATGTCATCCATAAAAAAGGTAGCAAGTGGCGCATCAGAGGTCATCATGGCGACTGGAATGCTGAATATGATTCAAAATCTGATGCCGAGAAAGGTCTGAAAGCATATTTTGCCAATAAAAATATCAATGAAGGATATGACCCAAATTCTGATGTATATAAGATTACCATTCAACCTTATATAAGAGATTTCTATGGATGCGTAGAGTTGAATGACTGCGACGGAACTGAAAAAGTTGAATTTTATAATTTCAATATCCGTTTCAAGAATGGTGATTGGCGAATTGTTTGGGATCTCGATTTGGACGGAGATTTCAGATCTGATTTCGAGCCTATTATAATGGAAAAATTCCATCAGGAATACCCGGATCCAATGAAAGTACTAAAAGCATAAAATAACTATATTTTTCCTCATTACCATTTCTTTGGTAATTGAAAAGGAGACCTTGTTGATTCAAGATCTCCTTTTTTCTTATAATCTATTCTGTTTCAACTTCTTGATTATCATCCTCATCTGAACTACCAATCAAATTTTTCTGATATCTGTAATCAATAATATCACTGATACAACTGATTTTTACATCTGGATAATCTTTTGCCACTATATTTCCGTTATTCTGATCCAATACAACAATCTTAGTCATAGATGACGGCAATATATTTTCTTCAATAATGGCTGTATAATCATCATTTGAAAGATTATCCAAAACCTTGTCAAATACCTCCCTGATTTTATTGATGCCTAACTCCTTCTCCCTCTCCATTCTCTCATTGTAATCCTTGACAATGGCATCCCAATCCATTCCACATTCCTTAAGGAAAGGAATCTCCCATTCCGGATGAGCCATCCAGAACCGAATTTCCCTGTCATCCATTGTCATCAACGCCTCGTAGGTATCCTGATCTCCCGGCTTGTTCGGTTCACCACTTACCAATCTGCATTGCTCCTCAGTAAAATAGCCTCTGTCCTTTGGATTGGTAACAAGAATCTGATTCCTGATATCCTTGCTAAAACAAACCAGCAATGGCGTTATTCGCTTATTGAACTGATCAATATATTTAGGCACATTGTACTCCTTGCCGTCCTCGCAATAATACTCCTGTTCGGCATCAATAATATTCTGTGGAACCAACTCGCAATTCAATATTATCTCATCCTCGATGATGATATCAGGATATTTTTTTCCGACCCAATCCCTGCATGATATACCCGTGGTTTTCCCGTCAGGAGCCTTCTTATACTCCTTTTCAAGCATTACCTTGCAGTCCTTTCTCTCCTCGCCCATAAGATTGGTCTCCATCCTGTAATAATGGGTAACTTTCTTCACGTCCGCATGGGATTTCGCTGTTCCGGTATTGATATAATAAAGGGTCTCACCTAGATGCACGTCAAGATTATCCCTCAATGCCAATTCCATCCATGATTGCCTTGCCTTTGTCTGACCGGCTTTTGTTATTGTCTTGCAATCCTCGACATATTCCTTCAACGTTTTCTTGACCTTGCCCTTGCTGGCAATCTGACGCAGGGGAATCTGATAATTGTAGATTTTCTCAATGTAAGAATAATACTCCTCAATAAAATCTTTGCCCTTGTTCTGGAGAAGCATTCTTACTGCTCTATCCAAAAATTTTTTAATATATTCAGGGAGTTTCTTTGACTTGATTGTATTTCCTACAAGTTTTACGTCTTCTGGATAAGGATTTTCAGGAAAATAGTCAGCATAATTCTTTCGAGCAAAATTAATTGTAGCATCCACGATCTCATCAATTCCTAAGCCCATCTTGTTGATGCTCAATGAGTTATAATGTTTGTCACACATATATTCGTCATTAAATTCCGCGACATCTCCCTCAAAATCCACATACGATTTTCCCTCTTTAGTTTCCCTGCTCAAACCAGAACTAACATATGGGTTATCTTTTGTATAACGATATTTCTTAGGCAATTGGAAATTGAATCCGTCGGTATCTCCCACTATTGGGGCATAATTATACTCATTTCCAAGTCCGTTTATATCACCTAAAGTTGAAAAATGACTAATCATAAGTCTTAAGCATTGGCGACCTGTACATGTAATTTTCTCTGCACAATTGAGGCTTCCCCAAGGAAATACTCCAGGAGCCCCCAAAGAGCCGAACGCACTGTTTCCTAAGACCTTGAGCGGACTCTGCATTTTATCATTTGCAGATTCGCATTCTTTTTCCTTCATCATTTGGTCATTCAATTCCTTTTCCTCTTCTTTGGTAGAATAATCATGACTTTTTAATTGCTCCTTAATTTTATTTGCTCTTTTTCCTGCTTCTTTTTTCAAGCGCTTATATTTTTCACGCTGAGTCAAAACATAATTAAGAAAAGAAAGAACGGAATGTTCAGTATCATTTTCATCGGTAATCCCCCATGTAAGCATAATTGAAGGATAAAGTGAATTATAATCGAATTTTGCAACCCTATCCACATATCCAGTCTTAATCAAACGCGACAATCCCCCTGTAAATTGCTTATTAACCCCAAACATAGGAATAGCAAGATTTCTCTCATAACTCCATGCCATAAGAAGTGTTTTCCATTGACCTGCTGTTCCCATAGTACAACATTTATCATATGGTATTGGAAGAATCTTGCATATCAAAAAATTAGGTTGATTATATCTATGCTCGACGGCATCGCATTCCCAAAGGTCATCCAATAGATATCGTTGAACAATATAATGCCCCGTTACCAAATGATACCCTTCGTTAATTCTATTTTTCGTATAAAGGGTAAACGGCAATGTATCTTTCCCTCGTTTTTCCTCTAATGCTACAGTTTCATAATCCGGATTATATATATACCAATCGCCGTCCTCGTCATTGAATGCGTATCTCTCCTCATAATCATTATATATTGTGGAAATCTTATCACCTGGAACATATACTCGATCCGGTTTTTCCATCTTTGAATATTTGGTCACATATTTAAGATTAGCCTCCTGCATATTGGAGTCTATAGCCTGTGCTCTTCTGACTGCATGCAATGAATCTGTCACAATGCATCCAGGAACAATCGTCTTGTTGAACTTCTCTATCTCCCCTCCGAGTTTAAGTATTGTTTCTTTCTGATCCTTTCTGATTGTCTCACCGTCGAAATATGGTCTTGACTCATTCTCCAACGATGTCCCCAACCTTTCACAAGCCCCTATGATAATATTCCAGTCGAATGATTCTCCATTATGGGCGGTGATAATATCCGGTCTGAATGTATATATAATTTTAAGAAAATTTCTTATGTTCTTAAGTTCCGATTCATCCAATTCCTGTTTAGTATCACCAGAAACATCATAAATCTTATGGAATTCCATCTCCTTCCCCTTATATTTCACGGGACGGTTAAACCAAATACCGAACTGCTCGATCCTGTCCTTTCTCGTATCAAGACCTGTTGTCTCCAAATCGAATATCATCCTGAGGCAACAATTATAATCATCATAACCCTTGAAGAATCGTTTACCAGTGGCTATCAAATATTGTTCTTTTGGGGTAACCACAAGATATTGTCTTGAACGTTCCTTCTCCTCTGGAGTCTGGTTCATAAAGGCATCAGGTGATGATTTCTTTTTCCTGTCAGCATAAACCGGATTGCCACATCTTTTGAAAAAATCAAGAAATCTTGAATATGACATAGGCTTCATAGCACGGAACATGACGGTATAACCGTTCTCCATCTCTTTCACGATTTCACCTTTTGTATTGGTGGTATCCAATCCGGTGCATGATATGCCATATTCCAACAGATATTTCCTTATCTCGGATTTGTTGCCATCGCATAAGGCACGGCAAGCCTTCTTTGTAGCCCAAAGAAAAGGATAAAAGCCTTCCTGTTTTATATGCTTGTTATCGTTCTCATCACGATAATAGACCCTCATAAAGTCATCACGATAGGAATACTCCAGATTGACTATCCTCTCCATCGGATCACGACCGTTCATGAACTTGTCGATATCCTCCGCCGTAACTATTTTTTTCTCAGCCATATATACAAAATAAATTTAAAATTAATATATAAAAAGTTCAATCTTGAATCTCTCAAGAATTGATTTTAGCAAGCAAATATAGCAAAAAAATAAGCACTAGCAAAATTGCTAATGCTTATTTTTCGAAAATAAATCTTAACTAATAAGAACCACCATCTTCTACATATACATATTCATCGAATTTTTCAATGAACCATTCCAATGGCAAATTATCAAATTCATTCTCGTCTGGTGTTTTACCTTCAGCTTCGCAATCTGCTTTATAATCAGCCCAAAGATTCTCGTCTACATCTGATCCATTGTATTCTTTTCCTTTATACAATATTGTTGGATCCGCCCAATCGCCATGCCAAATATAAGTTGTCCCTGGAATGCCTCTATAACTTCGCTTTGATGTAGTATGTACTTCTCCGTTTTCATCCCTCCAATACAAATCTCCCGCCATTTCTTTAAGAGTATTAAGCACTCCTTCTTTAATCATCCTTTTGATTTCTCCTTCCGTCACATGAGTTACTTTCTTATTTTCCTGAAGGGAAGTATATTTCGGATAACGTTCCTTTGCAATATTGACCAGTGTCTCCGGCTTTACATTAACCAAACCATTTATCTTGCTTGACAATTTTGTGTTGATATAAAGCGTAGGAATTCCATCAACGGTAGCCGAAAGAAACAATATTTGTGAATGCTCAAAACGTTTGTAGTCGAAATTCTTCAACGGGGCAACCTCCTCCTCGGTGGCACCAGCCGACATAAGTTTCTGAATCAGGGTCTGAACCTCTTTCTTTGCCGGGAACGGCAGATTCGCCTTATCAACAGGCGCAAGATTGCCATTCTCATAAGTCAGATAATATGCAGTTGAAATCGGTTTGACATTGTACATATTTACATCAGTATATGTATGCAATGCCAAATCCGCGTTATTCCCAGCATATTGCTTCACTCCGCTACCGAAATTGTTTGTCTGTGTCTGATATCTCGCCGCATTCCTTGAAAATCCATATTTGTCGTTAAGGCTGTCCCTTGTATCCTTGAATTCCTTATATCTTTGATTGAATTTGTTCTTGTCCTGCCACTGCATGTTATAGACCGACAACTTGATGACCCCATTGACAGTCTCCGCAGAGCCCATATTTTGAGAAAATGTCTCATAATCATCCACGGTGTTCATTCTTTTAGTCGCCGGATTAAGCACCTTTTTCTTAGGATAGTCAAGTTTTGCTGCCGTGACATAGCCGAAAGTCATGAATTGACCCGGCTTGATGTTCTCTAAAATGTCAAAAAACTCATTTGGTCCTGCCACCATGCGGAACTGACCTGTTGCTTCTGATAAAATCATATTGTTACTCATCTTTTATATGTTATAAATAGTTAACAATTAGTATATCTAACAAAAATTATGCCGGAATACTACCAACACAAGATGAATAATGATACGTACCATTATCATCTAAAATGTAATAAACATCCTCCTCAGTTATTTGAATACCAATCAATTTTCCTGATTCTGTCTGTTTTCCAATATTGGAAATAACATCTTCAATTATTTGCGTTATAACACCAAATATTTCATCATGTTCTAAAGTTTCTTGCAATTTTTCCTTACCTATGATATCAAACTCGAAAAGATAATGCTCCTGCCCAGTACAATCCGGTTGTCCAACATATTTGAAACGACTGATATAAGATTGTTTTTTTTCAAACATCTCATTTCTGTATTTCCAGTACTTATCCAACGCTTCCAAATATTCTGAAAAATTATGGCAAATTGTCATTTCATTAGGATTTTCCGTATATTTCTTTGAATCTTTCATGTCTGTTCATTGTTTTTCTGTCTTGAACCAAATAACATTAGGGAAATCCGTTCTCACCATTTCGGTTAATATATCTGACGGATATATCTCGATATCACTTTTAGCCAATTCTGTCGCATAAAAGCCATATCCGTCATTGTCAGTTATCTTCCCGGATTTTGACATTTTTGAAAACTCCTCCAATGTATAGGTCTTTCCCTTCCACTTCTTGCCGAATGACAAAGCAGGATCCTTGGCAAGACGTATCCTTTTCTCGTTAAGCCAAATCTCCTCCCGGATTGGGCGTAACTCGGTTGTCATTTCATCCCATTTGACCCCTTTCTTGGCTAACTCATTCTGACGGGTCAAATACTCCTTCTGGAGTTCGTCATTTCTATCTTTCAGTTCTTTGTACTTCTTTTCCATAACAATTCCTCTTCTTCGTCTTTCCAACAATATTTCTTTTTGAACCAATCACTTCCGCATTTCTCGTATATTTTTTTCAATTCTTGGTTCCTTTGTTCTAATACATTCAAACTAGGTAGGCTACGCATTCCACGGGACTCCTGCAATTTGAAATCCTCAATTGCTCTGGCTAACGCTTTATCAAATGTTTGCTCAATATTGAAAAGCAACGCATAAATTTTCTTTTTGACCTGATTGACCGTGGTATATTTTCGCTGCGTTACATAGCACATACATTCCACAAGAAAATCTGGCTCGGCTTTATCAAAAACATAGTCAATTTTATGCTTTAATCCCGCCAATACTCTATACTCATCAATATTTTCTTTAATATAGTCAAACGGTAATTGGGTAAAGCCAAATCCAAATTTCTTGCATAAAACGCTATATTCCATCTGAATACTTTGGGAAAATGCTCTTAATTCTTTTGCATCATTCATATAAAAAGCATATGCAAAATAACTTCGAGTTGTCATAGGAGATTCTCCCGCAATAGTAGTAATTCTTTCATAAAAATCCTTATTTAACGGTTCTCTAAAAATTTTTCCATTCAAACCACGTTTATAGAACTCGTAAGCATGGATCAACTCATGAACAAATGCACGTTGAAAATTGAAATATAATTCCTGCAATGTTGATACAATTGTTATCTTCATCGAAATTTTATCCAATTTCTTACCAACCCAAGTGGTTTCTTTTGGGTAAAAATAGCCATCGACAGCATTTTTCTGCCCAGTATTATCTTGAATTATCTGTACTGTCAATTCCGTAATATCTAAGCAATTAAAAAAATTATTGAATGAAGGAAAAAAACAAAGATGTGTTGCATAAAGTTCATTTTGATAAGGCAAATATGACTTAAAATCTAAAAATTGCCATAATTCTTCCAAAATATTATCAATGAATGGTATCCTACCTCTTTCTTCATTCAACAAATGTTTATCAAGCCGCCCACAAATAGTGTAGGCGGCTACTTCATGTAAATTTTCTTTGTTATTCATCCTCAACCAGTTTATCCTTATTACCACTTGGTTTATCTATTTCGTCATCCTCATCATCTTTCTCCTCTGGAAACCTGTGCTCATAGCCATCCGACTCATCAGCATCCTCACTATTTCTATATCTTTCTACAAACTTATGATTCATCATGCTATAAACGGAATCTTCAATCTCATTAATTGAATCTGACACCTTTTGCAATTTATCGTAATAATCATCATTCTTATATTCAAATGCTCCCTGAGTAGGCTGTATAACATAAAGAAATAACTGTTCGGTGAAAAAATCTGTCAAATCATCATCATTTTCCCATGGTGAATCATTTCTGCTGTCGCAATATTCCCATCCACAGAAATCAATTTCATTATTTTCATCAATACGATTTTTCAAATCAGCCTTCCAACTTTCGATGATATATTTAACATACATGCTCACAGCAGTGTTAATATCGCCATAAAGTTTATACATATAAGTATGCCCTCTCATATTTTCATCTTTTTCAACAGGAAGCATGCAAATGCCCTCAAGAACAACCTTGTATTTTGTTAATTCTGATTTTGTTACATTTCTCATCCATGTCTTGAATTGATCATCAAGTTCACCCTTTAACCTAAATGTTGTACTATATCCCATAATTCTTTTATTTTTAGAAATTTCTTATCAATAATTCATTAATCTTACCTCTTTTGTCTCCCTTGCAATTGATGGCACGCCTTGCCTCAACCTTTTCAATCCTGTAATCATTGTGATATAACCCAGTGAAGAATCCATCCTCGGTATCAGAATTGGAAAGTATCAAATATGAACTTTTATCAGTTATTTTATCACAGAAGAGCTTTAAATTGACCTGTTGTTCGTCATCAAATCCGGATGATGTATATTGGTTCAGTCTTGATTTTTTTATATCCAACGGCTTGTATGGAGGATCCAGATAGTATAAAGTATTCTTTCCCGCATATTTCTCAGTATATGAATAACTACCATTCAGAATATCCACATTTTTTAATGCTTGACTTATTCGATAAAAATAATCCGGATTATATATATGTAGTTCTTTTTTCTTACCCCAAGGCACATTGAATTTTCCATCCTTATTCAATCTGTATAAACCATTGAAACCTAATTTATTCAAAACAATAAACATAGCGGCTTGTTGCTCCCTATCTACCTCACGAAATTGCTCATCATTATATACATCTCTCAAATTGTAATAGAATGCCGCCCTTTCCTCATCAGTCTGGTTATAATTATAAGTATCCTCCAATACTTTCAGTTTAAAGAGAAGTTCTTTAGGCTTGAATTTGATTACCTGATAAGTAATAATCAAATCCTTGTTTATATCATTGATAACGCATTTGATATGCGGATAATTCTCCAAAATATAAAACAACATGGCACCGCCCCCGACGAACGGTTCCACATAAGTATCAATCATTGACATATCCGGAAATCTATCAACAATCTCTGGAATCAATTGCGTCTTGCCGCCAGCCCATTTAACAAACGGCTTCAATTTATCTTTATTGGTCATTTTTTTTCAATCTCGATATCCTTTTTCCTCGTACAGCATTTCTTGGTATTCCTGAAATGTCTTGCATCCTGCCTTATCTCTTATATCCGTAAAATACTTGTATAACTCCTCCAATGGAATCAAACCACCACATTTCTTTCCTAAAGCGGAATCCAATCCAACATCAACCCTCAACTCCTTGCTTTCGATATTATACCGATCGAGGCTGCCATGAACGTGTCCGCTGATATGTATTGACCCATGAGTTTTCCTATTCCAAGATAATAAAGGAAAATGACACATCTCCAAACAAAAAGTCTCATTAGGATCGATGAATTTGTATTGATTATTGTTGAATTTCACTTCCTTTATATCCCAAACGCCTTCAAAATATCTTTCAAGACCATTGCAGGATTTGTCATGGTTCCCTCTAATCAGATATTTCCTACCGTTAAGTCTGTTCAATATCTTTTCAGTATTTTCTTTATTCGCCAAGCATAAATCGCCCAATATATATACGGAATCTCTCTTATTGACAGTATTATTCCATAGTTTGATAAGCCATTCATCATATAGATGAATAGCCTCGACTTTGTTCTCCTCCAAAAATTTCCTTGTCAATCCGGCTTGCTCCAATCTTTCCGGGTGAAAATACAAGATAGAAATATGGGAAAAATGCAAATCAGAGGTGAAAAAGGTACGTAGTTTTGTACCTTTCTCTTCTGACTTGTTCTGTATGTTAATGTTGTCGTTGCACATTTATAATTTTCTGTTTTTATAATCATCTATGCACTTCGGTACAATTCGTTGATAATCCGGATTATCAAAAAGGCTTGATGTCAGAATCATATCTGCCGTTGTCCTATTTGTAGCAAACGGGATATTATACAAAGAAGCAATCCTTGACAATGCAGACACATCCTGCTGGTGACCTTGAGTGATAAGGTTATCGCAAAAGAAAATAAGGCAATCAATTTTGCCTTCAGCAATCATCGCTGATATCTGTGAATCTCCGCCCAAAGGTCCTGATAATAAGCAAGTTATATTATTTTTGAAAGGAAACTTGTCGTCATCATAATCGTATTCCACATCGCCAAAGTCATCAAAATGCCAATTATCTGGCTCGCCAATATAGATTTCCTTAATCAATCTCCCTGTTGTGCCAGTAGCATACAAATTATGCTTCATTAAGGTCTCCGCATTATACGTAACCCATTCAATCAGTTCTTCTTTTCGCCCGTCATGGGCAACCAGTGCAATGTTCATAACTTTTCAAAGCTAAAAATTAACAGATAATATTATTCTATTTCGTGCTCTTCAATATAACAGTGTCCGTAACTATTGAATCCATATGCCTTATCAACTCTATCATTTTGTGCTTCAAATTGTTCTCTTGTATATCCCTTATAATCCGGTTCGTCATCATCCCAAGCATATTCATGAAAGATATCCTTCGGAACTATATTATATACTTCTTCATCTGACAAACCAACCAAATGCTCTTTATCAGACTCTTTAGCAAATTTCTTGGCATCTTTCAAGGTATAGAAAACTTTTTCTATTCTTGTCCTATAATCCTCATAATCGCCATGCTGAGATATAACAATATAACATTTATTCTTTTTCTCCATAATACAAATTCTTTGGAAACAAAAATAATCAAATAAACTGAAATATCCAAACTATTTATATAAAAATAAATCGAATAAATTATGGAATATTTAAAATTATTCACCCAACACTCTGAATATGAGGAGTTTATCAATGGGGGGGGGGGTAAATTTGCCCAATGTTAGTTATTGCGAGAAAGAAAATGAGGTGCATTATAACCCATTGGTTATTCAGCCAAACAATGAGATTTGGTACACAACAACTGATGGAGAGGTTGTAACACCGACAGTCAATTCTCCTTGTTGGAATGCCGCCCAAAAAGAAATCCCAATAATATCGAATATCTACGAAAACGGTAAAGGTATCATAAAATTTGAAAAAGATTGCTATCAGATTAGAGAAATGGCATTTAAAGATTGTACCTCATTAGCAAGTATAACAATTCCAAATTCAATCAAAAAAATTCCATATGGCATGCTTGGAGGCTGTACTTCCCTAAATAATATTACAATTCCAGAATCTGTTACTGAAATTCTTGAATATTCATTTCGAAAATGTACTGCATTGACAAGTATTACGATTCCAAATAAAGTTCGTCTTATTTATGATTTTGCTTTTGCTCATTGTACTTCATTAACCGGAATCACTATTCCAGATTCAGTTACTTCTATTGGTAAAGGTGTATTTCTAGGTTGGACTGGATCAACGTCAGCAGATATTATTAAATTTCCTAATGATGAATTAAAAATCAAATATATTGAAAAGGCACAAGGATTCCAGGATTGGAAATCATTAACTCATTTCATAATACCATATGGCACTACAAAAATTGGTGAGAGTACATTTTCTGGCTGCACCTCATTAACCGGCATAACTATCCCTGATTCAGTTACCTCAATCGGGCATGGGGCATTTGCTGGCTGGACAGGAGCGACATCAACAGATATTATTAAATTTCCTAATGATGAATTAAAAATCAAATATTTTGAAGCTAATCCATCATTTTCTGGTTGGACTTCATTGGCTGATGTTGTTATTCCTGAAGGAGTTACTGTTCTTAGTCGTGCAGCTTTTTCTCGTTGTAGCTCTTTAGCCAATATAACTATACCAAGTACAATAAGCGAAATTGTAGTAGGAGCCTTTAGTAATTGTGACAAATTATCAAGCATAACTATACTATCAGAGACTCCACCAACATTAGGTTCTAATGCATTTTATGATATTGCTTCAAATGCCGTGATTTATGTACCATCCGGTTCAGTCGATGCATATAAAACCGCTACTAACTGGTCAACTTACGCTTCTAAAATCCAAGCAATCCCGGAATAACAAATCAAAACTTAATTGATATTATTCCACCATAATGGTCTTTCCCGTTTATGAAATCCCTTTCATACAATACGGAAAGACCATATTTTTCTTTTATATAGAATCCCCCGTTAACAACCCCAAAGCCATCAGATAGATAGCCAATTCCTGCGAATGGACTGAAACCCTTGACAATACGTTCAGTATTCGTGACAACCTTAGTGACAGTAGTGCATTCATAAGCATATTTCTGTATCCTGTTATATTGAATCAATGATGACAGCACAAATGTTCCTGTGGTGTCATTGCTATACAATGTGTCCTGATATTCCCTTATCGTAGCCCAATCCTTCATTATAGCCGTCGAGTCAGATTTGTCAGGCACATATTTAATTATCTCCCTTTTGGGAAACAATTCGGAATAAATGCCTTTCTCAATGCATTCCTCCACAATTCTTAAGGTATCTATCGGTTTGATTTCACTTATCGGCTGAGGCTTGACAATAATCCCGCTTATTGAAGGATTAGTTACATATTCGATTTTAGTCTTGGTAATTACTTTCGTATGTTTTCTTCCTAACCAAAAACCGAATCCCCAAAATAATGCGAGGAGGACTAATGATACAACTATTTTTGTTTTCTTAGACATCGAGAACAAGGCGTTTTTCAACTAAAAGATAACTAAATTTTATAATATACTAAAGAAAAAATCAGTCAAAAAACTCCAAATAAGTCGGGCTAATCCAATCCATTGTGTAATACTCGTTTTCTTTCTTTCCGAAATAGAAATTAGCATTCAATACCTTTTGTATATTGATTCCAACGGCAACATAATTACGTTTCTTTTTCGGTTTCAATTCTGTTTGCAATATATTGGAATCACTCAATGGCAAATGACAAATCAATTTTTTTGTATTATAAGCATTCGCTGGATAGTTCAATCCATGCTTCTTAACCTTATCCAAATTATCCTTTGGTATATAACAAATCAGATATCTTGAAATACTTTCCAATATTTTCGTCCAACTAAGATATGGTTTTGGTCTGAATACTACAAGAATCTTATCGCCAACATAAATACGTGACCCATGCTCAAAACCACATCTAGATATTGAATATATTGCTTGACCGATATCCTGCCTATCAAACTTTTTGCCAACAACCATCTCAAAATACCAATCTACGGTTTTGCTTTTGATTATCTGTTGAGTTTTAGAGTTACGGCTTCGTTCGATAATATGCCTTTCTTTGATTTTGAATTTGCATTCAAACAAAAACGGAAAATACTCCATAATTTTGAGTTTTCTTTCTTTTGGAGCACTAGACCAATAAAATGGAGTATAACCTAAATCTAATGGCAGCATTGGAGGCATAATTTCTCCTTGCAAATCATCAATATATCTTTTAGGTTCTTTATTTGGATCAGAAATTGAAAAAAAAGGTTCATGTATCATTTCCAAACACTTTTGATTGATTTCTTCTACAAACTTGTCATTATAAGCAACAAGAAAAACTTTATCATTCTGATTCTGTTCCATCTTCTTTCTTTTTTTCTTCAATTACAATTTCAAATCTTTCCAACAATTCTTTTACCTCATCAAGTGAATCTCCGAAATGCAAGGTCATTCTTCCGTTCTCCGGATAATCCTCTAACCCCTCCAAATCAATCCAAGACAATGCCAGAATCCCATATATGGCATATTCCATACTGTAACATGATGTTTCTTCCAATGTCCTTAATTTGTGATCCGTCCTTATTTCATAAACATCCGAATATGTGGATTCATCAGGAGTAACATCCCCATTGGTTGACGGATTAATCACATCCCATTGAGGACCCCATACATTATCTGGAGTATCAGAAAAGTATAGATAATATACATATTTCCCGTCAGTCTCCTGATATGCATATCTGACAAATATCAAAACCTTTGAACTATTCCCCATCGCCTTCGTCTCCATTATTCATCAATCCAGTCAACGCTGAATCATCACCAACCTTGACTTCCTCAAATTCATAAAATTCCAGACCAAATAAGGATAATTTATCCTTTACTGCATCTATTGGTTCTCCATATTGGATTACAAATGGTTTCCCATCATTATCCAATAAAGCGTTATCATTATCCATTTTGGAGAATGCCAAGGCAATGATTCCGTCAAAGCAATCCTGCATTGAATAGCACATGTTATTCCTTGCCAAATCAATCTCCTTAGGAAATATTATTTTTCCGCTATGGGACAATGCGTTTTTATCCGGCTCAAGAACTGGCATCATTCCTGCGGGAGCAACATTGAAAAACTCGCCCCATACGGCATCTCTATCATATGTGAAATCAAACCGATAGATAGGTTTTCCATCATCAGTATTGCCTATTCGTTCAATAAATCCAACATACTCTTCCATGATTCATCAGTGAAACATCTTATACAGCAATCAGTTGCACCTCGCAAACCCATACTTTTTATAGCATCCGGATTGGAGTTTGATGATAGTTTGCTGCAAAATACAAACTCATATTCAAACAATTTCCTAAATACTTCAAGAGAATAATAATCCGGCAAATCCTTATCTTTCAATATTTCAAGAATATCTAAAAGAATTTTCTCTGAATTTTTAATAAAGCATTGATGATGAACCTTATCCAAAGATTTATTATATTCTCTTAGTTCCTTTAATGCTTTGATATTATTATTCATTTCAAAAAAATTAGTTAACTAAAGTTATTGCATCCTTCGATATTGGCTCCTCCGTATATACTGCGTCATTTTGTCTTGGATCAAAATAGAATTTCTGCAATGGATTCAATTTTATCAAATCAATCCGGAATAAGATGCCATAGATTCAATTTCTCCTCTTGGATAGTTGACCTCATCAATGATTTCCTTGAAAAGAAAGAATTTCCTTTCCTCGGTAACCATTTTTCCTTCTTGAGACCATAATTTTATTCGTTGGTCAAAAATATATTCGTTCATTTGGCGTTCAACCTCTTTACGAACCATTTGTCTGAGGATTTTTTCCTCTGTATTACCGATTAGATTTGGCATAAGGCTAACAATTTATTCAAAAACCGGACGAACCGGGAGCCCAATTGACCGACTGATGTCGTCCAGACCTGCGACATCACTACCGAAGTACAAGCGCTGGGCGTTGCGCTCATTAACCGACGAAAGGGCACAAGACCAAATGCTACCGTACTCTTCAACGTAGTGAAGTGCTTATTATTCCAGTCTGTTTTTGCCACATCAATAAGTTCATGATTTTCAGCATCATAGTAAACGTCACATCCTTTTCCTACAATATTGATATACCAACCAAAACAATCATAAGACCACATCATAATTTTGTAATCCTTCGGTGGAAATAATGAAATTGAAATATCCTTCTCATTCAAAAAATATCTTTGAACTAATGGATTCATTTCTAGTTCATTATTATTTTCCGTCAGTCTATAAGCAATATACCGGATTGAATTATAGATTCGACTTTTTATGTATTTCAAAAACTTTCTCATTGATGTATCATTTCTATTCTATTCAAAATATCCTCTTTATTCTCAATCCACCAATTTTTGGTATATGCGCATAAAGTTAACAAATCACTTTTATATTTTCCTCTGGCATTGATGCTTAACAATTCTCCATTTTTTGCATTGAATGTAACATCGTATTTTTTGTATAGCGTATGGAACCGAAAAGGATCTGAATAATCGTTGCTCCATGCTATGAACTGAAAACTACCAATTCTATCCAAAACCATCATTTCAACAATCGGATTCATCTCAAAAATGAACTTATGATTAATGATTTTGGCAATAGTTCTCCGGATTATATCTTGGAATTTATACCTTAACGCGTTCATTCTCTTGAAATTCTCCATTATGATATTTTTTCCAAATATTGATGGCATTCTCTTTATTGGTGATATCCTCATTTTCAAAACATTTCATTTCCAACCAAATAGGTAAGTATTTCCTTATATATTTGAAAAGTTCAATATCATTTCCACTTGAATTACATTGGAGCATTTCTCCGAGAGCAATAGAAAACTTCATTGCCCAAGCATTATTCTTGGAAACCACCAACAAACGAGGAGGGTTTGACTCATTTTTCCATATACTAATCTCAAACTTATTTTCTGGAAATGGAACCAAATCCGGATTATGAAGATCAAGAGTTTTCATCTTCTCTATAGGAATCTTATTAAGTACTAAATAATCAATACCTTCCTTGAATGTACATTTCAAAATTTTCCTCATCATTTGTCTCCTTCCTTTTTGATAACTTGATTAATTCCTAATTCCTTACCCAAAACAGTGTCCCAAATCTTCTCATACTCAGTTCCCTTGAAAATCTGGTAATAGATATAGCATTCCTTTTGCTGACCGATACGATAAATCCTATCCTCCGCCTGACGATTCATAGCGGGAGCATAATGAAGATTGTTGAATATCATTATATTGGATGATGTCAGGGTAATGCCTACCGAAGCAGCAGCCATATTGCCAATGAAAACCATCACCGACGGGTCATTCATAAACCGTCTCACCGCCTCATCTTTCTCCTTGAGGGAAATCTTCCCGTTAAATATCACGCATCGGTTTCCATAGTATTCTCTTAAATTGTATAGTTCCTCATCATAGCAGCACATTATAACCACTTTCTGACCTTTGGAGATATACTCATCAGCGAGTCTCTCCGTATTAGGAATCATCTGATTGGAGCAATATTTACGGTAAATAGCTCCCTCAATCAAGTCCTTGTTCAACTCCTTGTCTGGATTGTCCTTGGTCTTTTCTATCTCATATTCCTCCCAAAGCCTGTTATATTCGAGCATTTGGGACATTGTGAATTCATACTCTTTCTTGATAACATGCTTTTGAGGCAATCCACCCATCTCATCTTTCTCCCTCCTCAGGTAGATATGGCTCGTACGCTCACGCAGTTCATCAAGATTGCTCTCTCCTTTGGATACAGTAATCATCCTCGCATGTGACCTAATGTAGTCCCTTAATGCTACGGTTTCCATTCCCGTCAGTTCATTCACGGAAGACTTGCGTACTCCTTTTAGAAATCGGGTTGTCCATTTCTCTTTCTCTCCCTTGGCTGGGAACTTCTTGGCATTGCAGTACCGCTCAGCATAATAGTTCCAATCATCAGCGATTGGATCTCCAATCAACAAAAGCAAATTGAAATAGTTCTCCGGATGATTGGTAATGGGGGTACCCGTGGATAGCCAAACACAGTTTGGGTTCCCCTTGAAAATCAAGTTTTTGACTAATTTAAACCTGTCTGAGGTGCGGTTTGACAGTGAATGAGCTTCATCAATGATGATTAATGATTTTTTTCCATAGATGTAGTTGAACAACGGATTGGATGCCGCGACTTTTTTGAGCCCTTCCTCACTGCGTACATAAGTCGGAGTGAAAAACTCATCCAGAATATCAAAATTGATGATAACAAAACGGTTGTTCTCCCATTTACCTCTGGTCTTGGCTTCCTCCTTGAGTTCTGCCACACTCTTTCCTGATTTCCCTTGGGCATATCCCAAATAGGTCTCCAATTCCGATTTGTTCTTCCCTAAGAATCCCTCTATGATTGTGATATCCTTCTCTGGAACAAACCATGCTAATTCATTTTTCCAATTAGTCTTGAGACTGGCTGGGCATATGATGAGAACCGAGTCAAAATTACCCTCTATTGCCCCAATGGATAATGCCATTGTCTTTCCAGTTCCCATCTGATTGGCGAGAATGCACTTCTTGCGGTCGAGTAAGAATTTCACGGCTTCCTCTTGAACCGGTTTCACTGTTCTGTTCGGATCCTTTGCGTGGAGAAGATTATTATATCTTGAAAAATCCACTGGATATCCGTGAAAATCATCAACAAGAAAATTGGTAAGAACCCCTTTCTTTGGGAGAAATATGTTTATGAGTTCCATCGACTTGCGCCACTTCGCATAGACATGATAGACTTTGGATGTCTCTCCGAGGTAAGCCTTGATATAGAGTTTCTCTGGCGTGAACTCTATTGAGTATTGCTCTTTCAGTTTTTCTCCATACCAGTCAGCAATCTTGACTGTTTTCCCTATCTGTCGAGGTTCTCTATTGAAATTTTGAGCAATGTACTCAGAGACAAATCCTTCAAGAAGATTCGTTTTTCCCGAAACAAGGATATCCTGTTTGAGTTTCAATATGTAAGGGTTGTTCCCTTGATAAGTTTTCAACCGTTGTAGAGCTTCCAAAGATTGTTGATCCATTTCAAAAGTCTTTTCTGATACAAAGATAAGAAAAAAAATTGAAAGAAACAAGAAAAAGATCGCTTTTTCTCTCACGCATGTACGCACATGCGTATATACGCGCGCGTGTACGCGTGTATATTATATATTTATTAAT